AACTCTGGTTCATTTATGTGTAATACAAGAAACGCAATGTTAACTTGTAATAACAAACTTACTTCTGCTTTACTATTTGAGAAGTTTGGTATACCAACACCTAAAACAGCATTTATATCTAACGAAAAAAATATAGATGACGCATTAGAATTAATTGGTGGTGTAGATAAGTTTCCTGTAATCTTAAAGTCATTAACTGGTACACAAGGTATCGGTGTTGTAAAGGTAGATAGTTATGACGGACTAGTATCTACTATTCAGGCACTATGGAAACACGGTGCTGAACTATTGATACAAGAATTTATGCCAAGTGATTTTGACATTAGAACATTTGTAGTAGATAATAAAATCTTTGCAAGTACAAAAAGAATTCAAGGCTCAGACGATTTTAGAACTAATACACATAGAGGTGCTGACGCTGTTCCTTATAAGTTGAAAGACGAGGAAATAGACATCATACTACGAGCCAGCAGGGCGTCCAAGGCGTATCTATGTGGAGTTGACCACATTATACACAAAGGAAAACCTTATGTATTAGAAGTCAATGGTTCACCTGGTACTGGTGCAGAATACGAAGGATATGTTTATAAAGACTTCTATTCGGATCCAGAAAATAGTGGTGCAATCAAAGGAGATAAACTGGTAACTAACTTAATTAAATGGTTATCAGAAAGAAAGAATTGGGACAGACAATCTATTTCAGAAGTAGGTTGGTTAGAAACAATAGAAGTAGGCGACATCGGTAAGATGAGAGCAAAAATGGATACTGGTAACGGTGCTCACGCTTGTTCAATGCACGCTGAAAATATTAAAGTAGAAGGTAAAAAGGTAACCTGGAAGTATAATGGTAAGACATATTCAGCACCGAAGTACGGGGAGAGTAAAGTCTTTCGTGCTAATGCAGAAGGTGAAGAACCATCAGAAACTAGAACAACAATTCAATTACCACTTACCTTTAACGGTTTCACATATCCTGATATAGAATTTGGACTTGACCAACGACCAAGGTCTGGTTCAGATGTATTACTAAATAGAGAAGTAATCAGATTATTCAATGCGTCTGTTAATCCTAATAGAACATTTGTTTTATCAAAACGATTACCACCTATTGACAAAGACTAACAACTAATATATAATGGAGATATTATGCAAAAAAATATAAAGATAGTACGAATAATTACAGGTGAAGATATAATTGGCGATTTCAGTCAAGGCAATGGTGAAGTAGTTGTTAAAAAACCTTACATCATTTATCCAACATCAGCGCCTAAACCAGGCGAAGCAATTAAATTTGGTATGTTCACATACATTCCGTATGCAGAAACAGAAGAAATAAAATTTAAAGATGATAAGATTATAACGGTAGTAGAACCTAAACAGGATTTACTTGCGTCATATGAACAATCAGTTTCTAAAATTTTAACTGGACCAGGTTTAATAACTTAATGAGTGATAGTATCCAAACAAAGGATACTATAACTATTAACTTCATAAGTAAGAACGGCAAGACACAACAAGTTATAGTACCTACAGGTTATACAATTATGGAGGCGGCAAGAACATTTGCCGAACCTACGATTGATGAAGTACCAGGCGATTGTGGTGGGTGTACTGCTTGTGGTACTTGTCATATTAATATACGAGAGGATATTGACAAAGTAGGAAGAGTAGAGTATAATAGTTTAGAAAATGAGATATTAGAAATGAATATGGAATATGATAGAATGTATTCCAGACTAGGTTGTAATGTTATGTTAGAAAAGAAACATAACAATTTGAAAATATATTTGAGAAGTATGGAGAGTGTGTAGTGAATTTTTATAAAGATGTAGTTGAACATAGAGGTAAATTGTTGGTTCGTGGTATATACGACGGACAAGAGTTTAAAGAAAAGGTTTCTTTTAGACCTACAATGTATGCACAAACACAAGAAGAAACTAATCATAAAACTTTACAAGGCAACAATCTAAAACCTATTACCTTTGAAAGTATTTCAAAAGCAAGAGAATTTAAAAGAAGTTATGCAACTTCTAATAGTCCACTATATGGTAATGATAGATGGCACTTTCAATATATCAGTAAAGAATATCCAAAACAAATTGAGTTTGATAAAAGTTTAATTAAAATCTTTACAATTGATATTGAAACAACTGCTGAAGGTGGTTTTCCTGATGTAGAAAATCCGACAGAAGAAATTATTTGTCTTACAATTAAAAATCAATCTAACAAACAAATTATTACTTGGGGTACTAAACCATTTCTTGTCAAACAAGATAATGTTACCTATGTAGAATGTGCTAATGAAAAACAATTGTTAATGGAGTTTTTCAAATTCTGGATGAAGAATTATCCTGATGTTATTACAGGTTGGAATACTAAATTTTTTGATATACCATATCTATGTAATAGAACTAAAAGACTTGTAGGTGATAAAGTTATTAATAAACTATCGCCTTGGGGTTTGATTGAAGAAGAGAAACTAACCGTTAGAGGTAGACAACAAACAATATTTAAGATTACAGGTATATCTAATTTAGATTACCTAGACTTGTACATAAAATTTATTCCGACTAGACAAGAAAGTTATAAACTTGATTATATCGCAAAGGTAGAATTAGGTGGTGATGGTAAAGATAATAATCCATATGAAACTTTTAGAGAGTGGTATAAGAATGATTTTCAATCTTTCGTTGAGTACAATATTAAAGATGTTGAACTCGTTGATAAACTAGAAGATAAGTTAAGATTGATTGAATTGATTATGACTATGGCCTATGAGGCAAAAGTTAATTATACAGATGTGTTTTCAGAAGTTAGACTTTGGGATACATTAATTTACAATCATCTATTAAAAGACAATGTACATATTCCTCCTCGTACTGATAATATTAAAGAAGAGAAATATGTCGGTGCATATGTTAAGACACCACAAGTTGGTCAACACAAATGGATTGTATCGTTTGATATTAACTCACTATATCCTCATTTGATTATGCAATATAATATTAGTCCTGAAAAGATGATTGGTGTTAAACCTAATGGTATATCTGTAGACAAGTTATTAAAACACGCTACACCTCTTACACATTTACAAACACAAGGTGCAACTATTACACCTAACGGTGCAATGTTTAAAACAGATAGTCAAGGTTTCTTACCGAAGATTATGGAAGGTATGTATAATGATAGAGTACATTACAAACAATTAGAATTTCAGGCAAAGAAAGAATTTCAAAAAACAAAAGACCCAATCTATGAGAAAGAAATATCTCGTTGTCATAATATTCAATGGGCAAAAAAGATTTCATTGAATAGTGCTTATGGTGCAATCGGTAATCAGTATTTTAGATTTTACAATGTCAATCAAGCGTCAGCAATTACAACTGCTGGTCAGTTTATTATTCAGTATGTTGAACAACAAGTCAACAAATATGTAAATGATATATTACAAACAAAAGATAAGATTGATTATATTGTTGCTTCTGATACTGATAGTATCTATTTGTGCCTAGACAAATTAGTAGATAAGTTTTGTAAAGATAAAACTAAAGAACAGAAACTAAACTTTGTTGATAAGGTTGCAAAAGGTAAGATTGAACCATTTATTGAAAAGTGTTTTGAAGAAGTCGCAGGTTATACAAATGCGTTTCAACAGAAGATGGTTATGAAACGAGAAGTTATCGCAGACAAAGGTATCTGGACTGCCAAGAAAAGATATATGTTGAATGTGCTAGATGAAGAAGGTTTCCGTTTTGAAGAACCTAAACTAAAGATTATGGGTATTGAAGCAGTAAAATCTTCAACACCAGAAGTTTGTCGTGTTGCAATTAAAGAAGCAATCAGATTGATTATGAATAAAGATGAAGACGCATTGCATAATTACATTTCAGATTTCAAAGAAATTTATAAGAAGTACGAACCTGAACAAATTGCATTTCCTAGAAGTTGTAATAATTTGAGAAAGTACTCATCATCAAGTGATATATTCATCAAAGGTACACCTATTCATATCAAAGGTAGTTTGATTTATAATTGGCATTTGAAAAATCAGAATTTAGACCAAAGGTATCCGTTGATACAAGAAGGTGATAAAATCAAATTTATATTGTTGAAAGAACCTAATCCTTTCAAGTTTAATGTGTGTGCTTATTTGTCCACATTACCTAGAGAGTTTAAGTTGCAAGACTATATAGATTACGAGGTGCAGTTTGAAAAAACATTCCTAGACCCAATGAGATTTATTCTTGGTGCAATAGGTTGGCACGCTGAACCACAAGCAAGTTTGGAACAATTTTTCGGATAATGCCATACGATTTATTTACGATATGGTTATGTTTATTGATTGGTTACAATCTTGGAAGAACAATAGCATATACAAGAATTACAACACCAGCGTTTTTGTTATCTTGTATATTAATTAAAATAGCAACTATGAGTTAAAGATGAAATTTTTTAAAGATAAGACAGATGATTTTTTTAGATGGGTTAATGGAACTGAACTAGTAGAGTTAGATGACATTGATGTATCAGAGGATCCAGTAAGACCTGAACTAACATTAGGTTGGCGTATTACTAAAGGTAGAAAGATATTTGGTTTAAAATATAATGAAGAGATTGAAGGCATTATTTGTATTGCGTTTACAAATGATATTCCTACAAGTGTAAAAGAATTAGATATGATGTCTGAACTTGCAGACCTAAAGAACGAGAAACGAAATGCTATTGCATACACGGTATGGTCTCGTAAACGAGGTGCAGGTAAAGAGATTATTAATAAGGTATTAGAATATGCAAAAGCAAATCACATTGAAAGAGTGGTAACATTATCACCTCTTACACCTATGGCAACACACTTTCATATTCGTAATGGTGCAAAACAAATATTAATTAACAAAGAGACGCAAAATTTTGAGTATAAACTTACCGAAAAAAAAGTATAGTGTAATCTATGCAGACCCACCGTGGTCTTTTAAATCGTTTAGTCCGAAAGGTGATGACAGAAATCCTAGTCAACACTATCAGACTTTAGAACTTAAAGATATAACAGACTTACCAGTAAAAGATATTGCAGATGACAATTGTACTTTATTGATGTGGGTTGTTGACCATAGTTTAGATTTAGCATTTGATGTAATAGACGCCTGGGGTTTTCAGTATAAGACGGTAGGATTTACTTGGGCAAAAACAAATAAGAATAAACTAGGTTTCTTTACAGGTTTAGGATATTGGACTAGAGGTAATCCTGAAATGTGTTTACTTGCAACTAAAGGTAAACCTAAAAGAAAATCTAAATCAGTACCACAATTAGTCGTATCACAAAGAGAACGACATAGTAAGAAACCAGATATAATGTATACACATATTGAAAACTTATTAAACGGTCCATACATTGAACTCTTTGCAAGACAGAAGAGAGAAGGTTGGGATAGTTGGGGGAACGAAGTATGAATGCTCTTGCCGAACAATTAGGATATGCAAAGAAAAATAAAATTCAACAATTAAAACTAGACAACTGGTTATGTTTAGGACAGATATATAAAGACCCAGGTTATTTACATCTACCAGAAACACCATTGAAAGTTAAGTTTGCAGTATCAAAACAAGAACGACAAAATTCCTGTGGTAAAATATACATTATTACTTGTGATGATAAAATAGTTAAGATTGGTGGTAGTCAAACTAAAGGTGGTATTGAAGGTACAATCAATGCTTATCTAGGTGGTTTTAGAGAAGGTAATTCTAAAAGAACTTATGCAGTATGGAACTATATCAATCAACAAGTCAAAGCAGGTAAAACAATAGAAGTTTATTATTATAATCTACCAGAAGTTAAAGTCCAAATACAAAAAATGAATGGTGACTATCAATATCATTACATTAGTGTAGATTATCATACGATAGAAAAAAGTTATGTAGATGAATATAAATTACTCAATGGTGAGTTTCCTTACCTAAATGTACAAGAGAGTAATACTAAATGGGAAGACCTTGGATTAAGTGAAGGTTGGCCAGGTATGGGTGCTTGACAATGATGTATTTTTATAGTATATTAACACTAATAATTATATTTTTAATACCAATAATTTTATTAATGATGTGGAATAATGAAGACCCTAGACCTTAAACAATACGCTGATGAAAACGGTTTGCCTATTATGGACACTATCCAGTTTGATAGATGGACAGAAGAACTAGGTAAAGAAAAATTTAGAGAATTACTAGCAGAATATATTGCTACTGAAAGACCAAAGTTTCCTCTCAAACAAATATCATATGAAGATATGAGAAAAAGTATTATTGACTTATCAAAGTTTGATACTTCAAAGATATGTACGCCTAAAGAACAGATTGAAAAGAAAGTATTTGAGAAGTATGATGATTATGAATATGGTTTTGATAAGTATGGTCTAGGATTGATTGACGCTCCTAGTACATATAATATATCATCTAATTATTTTCATCAACATTTAAGATTAAATTGTAGTAGTTATGGTTTCAAAGCACCTATAGATGTATGGCAAAATGGTAATGCAAAAGATGTATGGCGTTGTCTAGGTCCTATCTGGCGTGGTATTAATAGTGAACGACATTTAAAAGAAGGTACATATATGAGTGCCTTTAGATTAGGTACATATATTGCAACACAATTTAAACCTGTTGTTGCAAAAACTTTATATGATATGACAAAGGCAAGAACGGTACTAGATACTTCTTGTGGTTGGGGTGATAGACTTGCAGGTTTCTTTAGTAGTAATGCAGAAGAGTATTATGGTTGCGACCCAAACCCTAACACATATAAACAATATATGAAACAGATTGAAGAGTATAGCAAATTCTTTCCTAATAAAAAAGTTAAGATATATAATTGTGGTGCAGAAGATTTGCCTTATGATGAATTACCAGATATAGATTGTGCCTTTACAAGTCCACCATACTTTAGTACTGAACAATATAATAAAGGTGGTGAGAAAGAAGAAAATCAATCGTGGTTTAAATTCAATGAATATGAGAAGTGGAGAGACGACTTCTATTTACCTGTTGCAGAAAAGACTATGAACAAATCAAAGTTTATGTTAGTTAACATTATGGATCCAAAGATTAAGAATGTAAGATATAGGTCAAGTGATGAGTTAATAAATAGACATAGAGAAAAGTTTTTAGGTCAAATCGGTATGGTTATTATGCAACGACCTCAAGGAAATGCAAAGTTTAAAACTAAAGAAGAACTAAACGAATTTATGGCAATGAAGTATATTGAGAATGTTTGGTGTTTTGGTCCTAAGGATTATGACTTCTTCTCTGGTAGTAGAAAAGGTACATTAGAAAACTTTTTATGATAAGAATGAAGTATACAAGCCTAGTCATAAAAAAACAAAACAGGCTGTTGACAAATAAGCTATATTAGTATACAATGTAGATAATTGAATGGAGTAATCTATGAGTGATTTTTTAAAAGATATAATAAAAGAAACTGGCAATGAATATGCCACACTTGCAAGTGAAGGTGTGGATGCTGGTGATGTATCAAATTTTGTTGATACAGGTTGTTATTCATTAAATGCCTTACTATCAGGCAGTATATATGGTGGTATGCCAGGTAATAAGATTACTGCTATCGCAGGTGAAGCTGCTACAGGTAAAACATTTTTCGCATTAGGTATCTGTAAACATTTTTTAGAATCAGATAAAGACGCAGGTGTTATTTACTTTGAAAGTGAAAGTGCCGTATCTAAAAATATGATTGAAGATAGAGGCATTGATAGTAAAAGATTTGTAGTTGTACCAGTTGCAACCGTACAAGAATTTAGAGCACAAGCAATCAAAGTAGTAGACAAGTACCTAGAACAACCAGAGAGTGCTAGAAAACCTATTATGTTTGTATTAGATAGTTTAGGTATGTTACCTACTACAAAAGAAATGGAAGATACTGCTGACGGTAAAGAAACAAGAGATATGACAAGAAGTCAAATTGTCAAATCTACATTTAGAGTTTTAACATTAAAACTTGGTAAAGCAAATATTCCTATGATTATGACCAATCACACTTATGATGTTATTGGTTCTATGTTCCCTCAAAAAGAAATGGGTGGTGGTTCAGGATTGAAATACGCCGCTAGTAATATTGTTTATCTATCAAAGAGAAAAGTAAAAGACGGCACAGAAGTTGTCGGTAATATTATTCATTGTAAAAACTATAAGTCAAGGTTAACAAAAGAGAATGCTATAATTGATGTATTGTTAACTTATACAAAAGGTTTAGACAAATACTATGGACTATTAGATATTGCTGTTGATGAAGGTATCTTCAAAAAAGTATCTACTAGAATTGAAACACCTGATGGTAAGAAAGTGTTTGGTAAAACAATCATTGACAATCCAGAAGAGTACTTTACAAAAGAGATATTAGAGAAGATAGATGAAGCAACAAAAAGAAAATTCCTCTACGGATAAAAGATACACTTTTGCACAAAGACCAGGAGACGATTATAGTTGTATAAAAATCGTTGAAGGTAAGTACAAAGATGTTATATACAAGTACGGCAAAGTACAATTTGCAAAAGAAGAAAACGCAGATGGTAAGTTGCCTTTGCAGTTTGAATGGACTCTATTAAAGAAACCAGAAGAACTTGACTTGGATATTGACAAAGAAGCATTTTTAGTGTATATTGGTGATATATTAATTGAACTTTTAGATGAGAGAATAAATGACGGAACAATCCTTGATGACAAATAGACTTGAAGACACAATACTGACAAACTTAATATTCAATGAAGAATATACTAGAAAGGTATTGCCGTTTTTAAAAGATGAATACTTTGGCACAAGAAGTGATAAACTTTTATTTACATCAATCTATGATTTCATAACTAAATATAATAATCTTCCTACAAAAGAGACCTTGATTATAGAATTAAACAATCGTAAAGATATTAACGAGGAAGAGTTTAAGGCTATTAAAACAACAATAAACGGATTAACTCCACAAGAGAGTGATATACAATGGTTGTTTGACACTACGGAGAAATTCTGTAAAGACAAGGCGGTAAACAATGCAGTACTTAACGGCATTAAAATCTTGGATGGAAAAGACAAGGAAAGAAATGCGGAGGCCATTCCTTCAATTTTATCTGAAGCTCTTGCTGTGTCTTTTGATAATCACATTGGGCACGATTACATTGGGGATGCAGATGATAGATTTGATTATTACCATAGGAAAGAATTAAGACTTCCTTTTGATTTACAATATTTCAATAGAATAACTAAAGGCGGTGTGCCACAGAAGACATTGAATGTATGTCTTGCCGGTACTGGTGTAGGTAAATCTTTGTTTATGTGTCACCTCGCTGCTACTTCATTACTTGAAGGTAAGAATGTTTTATACATTACAATGGAGATGGCAGAAGAAAGAATCGCAGAAAGAATTGATAGTAATTTATTAGATGTTACCACAGATGACTTACACGCTTTACCTAAAGATATGTTTGATGATAGAATTAAAAAGTTAAAAGCAAAAAGTCCTGGTACATTAATCGTAAAAGAATATCCTACAGCGTCTGCTCATAGTGGACACTTTAAAGGATTATTAAATGAACTTGCATTAAAGAAAAGTTTTAAACCTGATGTTGTATTCATAGATTATCTTAACATATGTGCTTCAAGTAGATTTAAAGGTGGTAACATATCATCTTATTTCTATATCAAAGCAATTGCAGAAGAGTTAAGAGGTCTTGCAGTAGAATTTAAATTACCTATATTTACTGCTACACAAACAACAAGAAGTGGTTTTGTATCTACTGATATTGGATTAGAAGATACTTCTGAAAGTTTTGGTCTACCTGCTACTGCTGACTTTATGTTTGCTTTGATGACTAACGAAGAGTTAGATAGTCTTAATCAAATGAAAGTAAAACAATTGAAGAACAGATATAGCGATCCCTCAATCAATCGTAGTTTTATTATTGGCGTTGATAGAAGTAAGATGAGATTGTATGATGTAGAGCAAAAAGCACAAAACATTGTAGACGCTAATCAGGAGAAAGAATTTGCTGAAGACCCTTACGACAAATTTTCAGATTTTAAAGTATAAACTTATGCCTAGAAAAAATACAAAACCAACAAAACAAAAACAAAGTAGACGGTTAGAGCCTGGCGAAAAACTACACTACACAAAGACAATGATTAAGAAGAGAGGTAAGATTTACTGGAGAGTAATAGAAAAACCTACTAATGTTATTGTCAAAGACTTCTTTTTTGAAAAGGATGCTAGGTCACTAGTTAGATTTCAGAATAAAGAAAGAGTATGGGAAGTTAACGGAGGCATACCTCATTTTCTTTGTGAAATGCAACCAAAATAAATTCATTTTTTTTTACTTTTTGCTCGTTTTTTGCTTGACACTACGCTATGCGTGTGTTATAGTATATACATAATCAATGATGAAAGAAGGATATACTATGAATTTTCCAAACACTAACTCAAACGACCCAATCAATTTCTTGTCTGCTAACAATGGTGAACTTGAAATAACTACCGAACAAGGTCTTATCTACAACACAGCGAAAGTAGAGACTATCGCTAAAATCATTACCAATCATACAATGCCTATTGACGGTGTTATGTCTTCTTCAACTATGGACTTTGCAGATGAAGAAGGTTTTGACACTTATGACGGTGCAACTAAACTATGGGAAAAGGCAGTTGATATGGTTATCGCACAACAAACAATAGCCGCTTAATCAGTTTCGCCACCGTGGTGAAATTGGTAAACACAACGGACTTAAAATCCGTCGGAGTAATCCTTACCGGTTCAAGTCCGGTCGGTGGCACCAATCTGGAGTATGGCCTCGTAGCTCAACTGGATAGAGCACCAGTCTTCTAAACTGGATGTTGCAGGTTCAAGTCCTGCCGAGGTCGCCAGCTTGACAAATCAATAAATATGTAGTAGTATAAGAGAGAATATAAATGGAGAATTAACAATGGCAGTTTTTACGAAGAACGATTTTATAAGAGATAATAAACCATATGCAGCCAAGAATGGTAAGTATGCTGGTAAGTCTCGTTTTGAAATTGTACAATTAATGATTAACAACAAAGAAAGATTTGTTGAAGGTAAAACATCTAGTGGTCGTAAACTAGAAGGTATCGCAATTGTATCAAAACCTAATGCTTGGCCTTGTGTTATTCAAGTCAAATCTTCTACAGGAAGTAAGATAGAAGAAATATCTCTTACACAAATTTATAAGTCACCACTATTTGGTGGTGGAGGTGGTTCAGGTGGTGGTGCAGCTGTGACCGCAATTACTGAAAGTGGACAATGTTATTATTGTTCATTAGCATTTAATGTTAAAAAAGGTCCACTAAAGTTATCAGACATTACAGACGCCAATATGGAAAAGGCTTCTCGTTATGTACAGGCTACCGTTGCTTATACAGCATTTAAAGATAGAGTACCATCAGATTGGATTGAAAGTGGTACATTTATAAAAACAGCAAACGAAATTTATAAAAAGTATTCATCAAAGGTTACAGGTGGTGTTTACTTTCATAGAGGCAGTACTTTTATGGGTAAAGTATATGCAGCTAAAAAAGAAGTAATAAAAATAGATAAACAAATGGCACAGAAAGATGGTAGAGCACCATTAGCACCAGGTAGTTTTTCAGATGATAAATGGAATCCAGGTGATATATGGATGACTACAATGACACCAGGTTCGGATCCTCTTGCAATGTTTAAGCAAGATTGGGGAATACTAAATCAAGCAGTATTAGACAAAGCAGGTAGATTAAATACTCCTAGAACTTTCTTACTAGGTATCTCTCTAAAGAAATTAGGTAGTACCGTTAAGTTAGAAGAGTACAATGCTCCTGAAAGAGTGAAGTTAGTATCACACGCTTATAAGAATTATGTATTTGGAAAAAATAACGATTTCTTTTCTTCAATTGATATGTATATGAATATGGGTAGTGCGAATGTTCAGTTTAGAGCATTTAACTCTTCTTCATCTTGGCAAGGAGAGATAAAAGGATTGAGTGCTGCCGGTGGTAAAATCGGTGGTGGTAATTTAAATTTCTATTGTGAGAAACACATACGAAAATCTATAGGTTCACAAGGCTTATTATCTGGTTGGAAAGAAACACCAAGTAGTCAAGTCAAGTTAAATGATATGTATGTCCTATATAAGAAGTATGCGAAGAATCCAGTAGATGTTAAACCGTTTATCAAACAATGTTTAGATAAAGGTGGTAGTTTTATATTCAGTAAGAATATGTGTCTACTATTTTTAGATACTATGATGAGTGCAACATCAACACAAAGAAATAATGTATGTACGGATATTATAAAATACGCAGCTTCTAGTACTGATTTATCTTCTTTCTTTGTTAAGGTGTCATAAGACTTATAAATAGTAGCACAACGAAGTGAAGATTTATATTAATGGATAGTTTATTTGTATATGGAAAAAATGAAGGACAAAAATGTTTAGTTTTAAAGGATATTCTAGCTCAGGTACGAACACACACCTTGAGCATTTAGAAGACGAAATAATTAATAACGGTGCCAAAGGCGGTAGAAACGCAATAGCGTTCTTACAATCTTTGCAGAAAATGTTAACAGGTAATGTTAGCAATAGAGTAAATGTAACCGTTAAGTGGGACGGCGCTCCTGCGATAGTATGTGGAACTAATCCTGAAAACGGCAAATTCTTTGTCGGTACAAAATCTGTATTCAATAAAACTCCTAAAATCAATTACACTTCAGCAGACATAAGAAGAAATCACCCAGGTGGTGTTGGTGCAAAATTAGAAGTTGCATTAAGAGAATTGAAAAAATTAGGTATAAGAGGCATTGTCCAAGGTGATTGTCTCTTTACTAATGAAGATAAGAAAGTGAATAACATTGACGGACAATCAATGATTACCTTTACTCCTAATACTATAACATATGCTATGCCTGTTAATAGTGCTGTCGGTCGTAAGATTGCTCGTGCTAGAATGGGCATAGTGTTTCATACTCAATATGTTGGTAATAAAATGTCAGAATTAAATGCTAACTTTGGATATGTTAGAGGAATCAGAAGTGGTAGTGTATGGGTACCAAGTGCAGAATACAAAGACGCTAGTGGTAGTGCAAGTTTCAATCGTGCTGAAGTTTCACAATTCAATGCTCAGTTAAGAATGGCACAAGGTAGTTTATCTAAAGCAGGACCTATGTTAAATCAGTTTGATAGTAGAGACGAGTTAAGTGTAGGTTTTAAAATTAAAACATATTTCAATAGTATCGTTAGAGGTACACAAGGTATGGGTAGTGTTAAACAACTAGTAGATGGTTTTGAACCATACTATACAAGTTTCATTGACAAAGAAATAGATAATAGAAAAACAGAAAAAGGTAAAGCACCTTATATTAAAGCAAAAGCAGATAACATAAAATTTATTCAAAGAAATAAACAATCTTTATATTTCGCAATTGCAACATACATCACATTACAGAATTGCAAAAACATTGTAGTAAGAAAAATAGCACAGATACAATCTATCGGACACTTTTTAAAAACCGATAATGGTTTTAAGGTAACATCACCTGAAGGTTATGTTGCAACAGATAAGATTGGTAATGTAGTTAAACTTGTAGACAGATTAGAATTTAGTAGAGCAAACTTTACGATTGCAAAAGATTGGGTGAAAGGTTAGTATGGATACATTTAAACAATATCTATTCAATTTTTTGAACGAAGCAAAACAAACTAGAGTTATTATAATGGGTGGACCAGGAAGTGGTAAATCAACTTATAGTGAATACATTATAAGACACTTCGGTATCAAACATATTTACCCAGGTGGTTTATTAAGAAAAGAAATTGATAAAGGTGGTCCTGAAGGACAAAAGATTAAGAACTTATTAGACCAAGGTAAGTTTGCACCTAACGATATAGTTTTAAAATTAGTGAAGAAAGCATTACAAGAGAAAGACGCTTCAAAAGGTTATGTGTTAGATGGTTATCCTAGATATATGCAACAAGTAAGAGATATGGAAAAAAATGGTATCGCTTATGATGTTGTTGTATTCCTTGATGTGAGTAATGAAGAAGTTATTAGAAGACTTACAAAGAGAGGAAGAAAAGATGATAAGCCAGATATTATTAATGATAGAATCCAGTTATACAAAAAAGAAACAGGACCTGCCATTGAACATTACAAAAAAAGACCTGGGTTTATATCTATCAAAGCTGAAGGAAAAGAACCTGGAGATATTGCGAAAGACATTATTAAGGAGATAGAAAATGCAATTTAATGAATACCAAACTCTAGCTGCAAACACAGCAATTTATCCACTTGCAAGTAAGGTAACTTATCCTGCATTAGGATTATGTGGTGAAGCAGGTGAAGTCGCAGAAAAAGTTAAAAAGAATATTAGAGACGGTGCAAGTCCTACATTTAAAGAAGATATGAAAAAAGAATTAGGTGATGTGTTATGGTACATATCAGCACTTGCGAGAGATTTAGATATTGATTTAGATACAATCGCACAATTAAATTTACAAAAATTAAAAGATAGACAAGAAAGAAACAAAATACAAGGTAGTGGAGATGACAGATAAGTATAGACCTTTACCTGATAATATAACAATAAAGTTATCGCCAATAGAAGGTTTTGGTTTATTTGCAACAGCAACAATTGATAAGATGACAGATTTAGGTATCTCTCATTTGACTATGGGTAGAGAAATTTATAGAACACCACTTGGTGGTTTTTTAAATCATAGTGATAAACCTAATTGTCAAAAGATAGAAGTTGATGGAAAATATTATGTACAAACACTAGAAGATATAAAAGAAGGAGAAGAGTTAACTTTAAAGTATACTCTATACAAAGTATGAAAACTTTTAAACACATAATACAAGAAGGCGTTTACGACCCAGGTATATTCAAAGCGTTCTTTTTAGCAGGTGGTCCTGGTTCTGGTAAGTCATATGTTACCAATAGAACAACTGCTGGTATGGGTTTAAAATTAGTTAATTCAGATGTCAGATTTGAAATGTATTTAAAGAAGGCAGGTCTCTCATTAAAAATGCCAGATAAAGAAGCAGGTCAAAGAGACCCATTAAGAGCGAGAGCAAAACAAATTACAGGCGACCAGATGGACTTATATATTAGAAATAGATTAGGTCTTGTCATTGACGCCACAGGTAGAGACTATGATATTATTAATAAACAAAGAAGTATGTTAAGAATGTTAGGTTACGATACTTATATGATGTTTGTAAATACGAGTTTAGAAGTTGCATTACAAAGAAACAAAGTTAGAACTAGAACCGTGCCTGTAAATATTGCAACGAAGAGTTGGAATGTTGTACAAAGTAATATAGGTAGATTTCAAAATCTATTTGGTACTGGTAGTATGATTGTAGTTGATAATAATAATGCAAGTGAAGATACACTTAACAAAGTTTACACACGAATTAGAGGACTCGTTAGAAAACCTGTTCAAAATTATGTCGCAAAGAAATGGATAGAACAAGAACTAGCGAAGAAAAGAAATGCCAGATAATTTTCAAAAGAAACATAGAATGGACTATGTTAAAGAACTATTAAAGAAGTGCAAGTCTGTAGCAGAAGACTTGAATGATTTAACACACCCTAAAGTTGACAACAAACCTGTACAGAATATTGTTGGTGACTGGAAAAAAATAGATGTTAAAGCACCTTCTGAAAATGATAGTCCTGAAACTAAAAGAGAATTAGAAATGATGACTGAACTATTTAAACAAAGAAATAGTGCAGTTGTAGAAAGCGTAAAGAACCACGACCAAGAAACATTTTATGGTATTGAAGCATACCTAATGAAATATAATTTAGAATATGATAAGAAAGATATATCTGAATTAAAGAAAGCAGGTAGTGGTGTAGTTAGACATTACAAAAACAAATTTCAAAGACCAAGACCATATGAACTTGCAAAAGAAATGAATATGGATTTTGATAGTATGGAATTAATTTCTGATAGTATGAAGACACCAGCATATCCATCTGGTCATAGTTTACAAAGTAGACTAATTGCAGAATACTATGGTAAATTATATCCTAAACATAAAGATAATCTAATAGAACTTGCTGATGAATGTGGTTATGGTAGAGTTGTTGCAGGTTGGCACTATCCATCTGACCATACAATGTCTGTAAAGATTGCAGATAAGTTAATCAATATGGTAGATATTCAGGAAAGTATTATTGACATTCCTAGAAAAACATATGCACCTGCTGTATTTGATAATGCAGATACAAATAATCCTAAAATAAAAGCAAGTGTAGTAAAACAAATACAAGACCAAATCAAAGTATTTGAAAAAGAATTTCCAGTTATTAAGTATGGTTTGATTGGTTCTATTCTAACACATAGATATAGAAATGACGCAGACCTAGACATCAATGTATTATTTGATGTACCTGAAAGTGAAAGAGTTGCAGAAAGAGAAAGACTATCTTTACAATATCTTTCATCAAAGAATCCAAATAACATACAAGGTAAATTAATACCTGGTACAAAACATCCTATTAACTATTATTTTGTAACCGATGAAGCAACATATAAAGACCAAGAGAAAAAAGCAGACGCAGTATTTTCAATTACAAGAAATGTATTTGTTAAAAGACCTGAAGATTTTACTTTTAATGTTGATGATTATATTGCTGACTTCAATAAGAAAGTACAAGAAATAGATGTAGTCAAAGGTGAACTAAAAAGAGACATTGTTGACTATGACGAATTAAAAGAATTAAGTCCTGACGATATAGAAAACTTACAAGCAAGAGTAGAGAGTAAGTTAGAAGAAATAGAAACTGATATAGAGGACATAATAAAGATTGGTGACGGTGTTGACGCAGAAAGAAGAAGTGCGTTTGATACAGATATGTCGCCAGACGAAATCAGAAAGTATAGTATTAAAAACAGATTACCTAAAAATGTAATCTATAAGATGTTAGAGAAATATCATTACATTACTTTCTTTAAGAAGTGCAAGAAGATTTTAGATGACGGTATAGTTACCGATAAAGAAATTGATAGTCTAAAAACTGAAGCAGTAGGCACACCTAAAAAACATATCGCATTTACATTTGGTAGATTTAATCCACCAACGATAGGCCACGAAAAGTTAATTAACAAAGTGGCGTCTGTAGGTGCTAATGATTATCTCATTGTGCCAAGTGGTTCGCAAGACCCAAAGAAAAATCCATTAAAAGTTAACGACAAGATTAGAGTTATGAAATCTATGTTTCCTAGACACGCAAGTAAGATAAAACAAATTACTGGTGCTAGAACAGCAATTGAAGTTGTTAATAAATTAAATGGCAAAGCAAACGAAATAACAATGGTAGTTGGTTCAGATAGAGTAAGAGAATTTGAAACACTACTAAACAAGTACAACGGTGTACAAGCAAGAGGAACAAATTACGAGTTTGATAAAATCAATATCGTATCTGCTGGCGAAAGAGACCCAGACGCTGAAGGCGCTATGGGAATGTCAGCAAGTAAAATGAGAGCTGCGGCTCAATCTAATGACCTTAAATCTTTTAAACAAGGTCTACCTACATCTTTTAGAGATAAAGATAAACTATTTGGATTAATTAGAAAAGGAATGAACTTGGCTGCAGGTTATACTGGACCAGGTATCGGAACATATCAACCTATCGCTAGTGTTGAAAGCTTTACTAAATGGCATTTAAGAGACTTGTATATCCGTGAACAACTATTTAACATAAACGATAGTGTTGAAGACCAAGAACAAGAGATTACAGGTAAAGTAATTCGTAGAAGTACAAACTATGTTGTATTAGAAGACAATAATTCTAACTTACATAAATGTTGGATATGGAATTGTATTCCACAGACTAACATAGATGAAACTAAATTACACGAAATTAATTTAAATGTAGACTATGGTTTTGAAGCAGTATCAGAAACGGAAGTCAAAATGAATGAAGAATATGGTAAGAAATTACCACAAGATAAAGATGTAAAATCTAAAAAAGGTACACAACCTAAAAAGTATTACAAAGATATGAAGAAAGGTGAAAAAGAAAAAAGAGCAAAACACTTTTCTAAACAAAAATATAATAAATCAGATAATGATAAAGATTACAAAGCTGCACCAGGAGATAAAGACGCAAAGACAACTACTAGTGTACATACAAAGAAATATCAACAAATGTATGGTAAAGAATCTTACGAGATAGGTAAAGATTATGCAGACCATACTAAAAGAGTAACCCCAGGACAGCGTGCAGAAACGAGTCCAGAGACAATAAACCAAGAAGATATACAGAAATGGGCTTCTTCAAGTGAGACTATTGATAAATATAAGAAACGATACGGAGAAGAATATCAAGTAGAATTGAATGACGCTGTGAAAAAAATGGAGGAGAGATTGAAAGTACAATCTTTTAAAGAATATGTTAAGATTTAGTGATTATGCAGATAAGATAACGGTCTCGTTAAACTATCATATTGAGAATAGCATACCTCTTGCTGAGAACATATATAGAGTACATAGCGAAGAGTTTTATGCCTTGTTTAGAGAAGCAAGACATATGTTTAATGAAGGTCTATTACAATGCGAAAGTGAATGGGATAGAACTTTATTAGAAACAGACATTGGAGAATTTGCTGAATATGAAGGTATGAAAGTACCTTTAGATTGTCCGATACAAGAAGAAGACGAAAAGAATCCGCCTTTAAATAAACCAAAAAAAGGTGGACCTAAAAAGTTTTATGTTTTTGTAAAGGACGGAGATAAGATTAAGAAGGTTACTTGGGGAGACACTACTGGTTTAAGAGTTAAGTTAAACGACAAACAAGCCAGAAAATCTTTTGCTGCTCGTCATAAGTGCGACCAACAAAAAGATAAAACAAGTGCTGCCTATTGGGCTTGCAACTTACCTCGTTATGCGAAGTCATTAGGACTATCGGGTGGGGGTAACTTTTACTGGTAGGAGTTGACAATGGAATTTTATGATGAAAGACCGGACGAAACAAAAACGGACGATTTCTTTCAACGGAGTTTCGGACAAGACGCCAAAGAAGAGAATTTAGTTTGGCACCGAGATAGACGAAATAGAACGATAAGAATTATTGCAGGAGTTAATTGGAAATTACAAATGGATAATAAACTCCCAGTCATTATGAAAGTAGGAGATGTTTTTGATATACCAAAGGAAACATTTCATAGAGTACACAAAGGTGAAGGTAGACTAATTATAGAAATAAAGGAATTTTAGGAGAGAAATATAAGATGACAAGATATACACAAACAATGAGAGAAGCACTAGAAGAGGTGTGGGCAAACGATATTCAGATTGACGAAGGCAAGATGAAGACTATTGCTACTCTTTTTGACCAAGGTAAATCAGCTGAAGACATTGCAAAACAAATGAAGTTGCCTGTTGCAACCGTTAAAACTATTCTAGGTGAAGAAGACATCAAGGAAGAACAACTGGTTGAATTTACAGACCAACAAATCAAAAAGTTAAAAGCAGAATATGCTAGTCTTGCAGGTAAGAGAATATCTATCGCAAGAGCAAATCAGTTAAGAAACATCTTTGACAAAATTGCAGACGCACAACTTCCTAAACTCTTCAAAGCAGACATTCCTTTTATTTCAGCAATGGCAGTTAGTCGTATGATACAAAAAGGTATCAAAGTACCTAAAGGTGTAAAACTTTCAGCATTTGAAAACAAATCTTGGGACCAAGTTATTTTAGAATATACTGATTATGTAGAGTATATGGCAAAGAACGGTGGTGAAGCAAGTAAGATTGCAAATATGTTTAAAGGTAAAACAGGTGGTGGAGAAATTTCTAAATCTGGTTCAGAAGTTAGAATTGATAGTGCAAAAGATGTAGAAGCAATCCATAAAAAAGTAATGGATAACTTCCCAGACACTAGAATACTAACTAAAGAAGAAGACGAATTAAACGAAGGTACAGGAACTATTAAAGGTTTCACAAATGAAAAAGAGAAATCAAATATGGTTTCACTTGCAAAACAACACGGATTAAAAGTATCAGATGTACCTGGTGGTATTGAACTAAAAGGTAATATGAGAAAAATTTTAGATATGCAATTAGCAACTAGGTCTCACTTAAAGACTGAAAGTAAAATTGAAGAGGCAGTACTTGCTGGTAGAGATTACAAATATACTGGTAAAGGTCCTGTTGAAATCAGTAAAGCAAATTTCAAAAAGATTAATAAAGATTATAAGAAGACTACACCAGGACAAGAAATGATGGTAGTACTAGACCCAAAAACACACGGTACGGTATTAGCACCAGTTAAGTTTACAGAAGAAACAGAAAATGGTGAAGTTGAATCTGGTAAGATTAAGTTTAAAGACTTGAAGAAAGAGAAGAAAGATGAACCTAAAGTTGATGTAGACGCTCTTAAAGACCAGATACATATGTTAAAAACAAAATTAGAAAACGAAAAGAATAAAGCAATCAAACCAGAACCAAATCCTGATACAGGAGAAGTTCCATTACAAGTTGGATTAGCACAAAAGATATTAAGAGATAAACAAAAGAAAAATGTAAAAGAAGAAGTTATTTCAGAAGCTACATTTACTTCACAACAAATCAAAATGGCATATGGCGTTGCAAACGATAAGAGATATAAAGGTGGCGATATGACAGGTGCCATTAAGGCAATTGAAAAAATCGCAAAAGGTTTATCTGACCATCCAGATGTTCAAAAAGTATTACAAAGAACTAACGAAGGCTTTGCTTCAGACGCACAAAGAAAAGCTGCTTTCGCAAATGGATATAAAGAACCAAAGAATAAAGAGAAAAAAGAAGATACTGATATGACTAAAGGTCAAATCAAACAAGTACATAAAATGGCTGATGAATTACCGAAGAAGAAATTTAAAGACGCTTACGGTAAGAAAGGCGATAGTGTTAGATACGGAACTGCTACTAATATGGTTAAGAAGAAACTTAACATTGAAAACAAAAATCATCCTGCAAAAGAAATGTATGAAGCAATTGAAGGATTAAAAAACAAAGCAGAAAAATCTGGAATGCCATATGGTATTCTAAAGAAAGTATACGATAGAGGAATGGCTGCCTGGAAAGGTGGACATAGACCTGGGGCTAGTCAACACCAATGGGCGTTTGCTAGAGTAAATTCATTTATAACTAAATCAAGTGGAACTTGGGGTGGGGCAGACAAAGACCTTGCCGCTAAAGTAAAAGGAAGCTAATATGTCATATTTAAAAAGTAAACCTGGTTCAGTTGAAGAAGCGATAACAGCTGCAGTAATGCAAGAGAAGTTATCTCCGAAACAACAAAAATTAGATAAGAACAATAACGGTAAGATTGATGGTTCTGACCTTGCAAAATTAAGAGCAAAGAAAGAAGATAACACAAATAAAGATATGTCCGGAGATACGGTTCTACCTAAATCACAAGAACCTAAAGACCCTATGAACATCAAGTCAAAAGAACCTGAAAAGAAAACTACATTAAACGCAAGTAAATCAGACAAGATTGATGTTAATCCTAAGATAGATTATACAACATAATTACATCTTTTTGCTCATTTTGTGCTTGACAAAGCTATAGAAATGTGTTAATATAAAGCATAATGAAAAAAGGATATAAAACACTATGAAATTCAAAGAACTCCGAAGTGATGTTGTACATCAAGTCAAAAAACTATCATTAAAAAACGAAGCATTTAGACAAGACAATAAGAAGTTGCCTCGTATCTATTGTGATATGGACGGAGTCCTATGTAATTTTGAACAAGCTGCACAAAAGGCAGTTAAAATGCCTCTATCACAATGGGCATTAGAACCTAGAAAGAAATTTAAAACAATAAGAGATAAGTGGCAACCAATAATGCAGACTAAAAATTTCTGGTCTACATTACCTTGGAATCCAGGTGGTCAAAGACTTTGGTCTTTCATATCAAAGTATGACCCACATATCTTATCTGCTTATGTAGAACAGACTTCGGATCCTAGTTGTATTCCTGGCAAATCAAAATGGGCTAGAACAAAATTAGGTATGTCCGGTAGTAAAGTGAATTTAGTAAAACGAAGAGAAAAACAGAATTTTGCTAAAGTTGGTGGTATGCCAACAATTCTAATTGACGACTATATTAAAAACATCAATCAGTTTAGAGCAAGAGGTGGTATAGGTATTCATCATACTAGTACTGCTAAAACGATTTCTGAATTGAAGAAACTTGGTTTTAAATAGTCAATCTTATAAATATAAAAGATTAATCATTAAGTTAACTTAAATTAATAAGGAGAGATACTATGAGTTTATGGGGATCAAGCTCCAGTGATGAAAGTAAACCTAAAAATCTTACTACAACTGAAAAAGCAGAAGTTTTTGCTAATGAAAAAGGTTGGGTTGTAAGAGCAGGGTCTGCTAGAACTGGAAACGGAAATACTTCCGCTACTCCTGAAGTACTAGTCGCAATTGGTGGATTAGCAACAGCATTAGCTGCCGCTACAATTTCATCAACTGAATGGGATATATCAGAATTTGATGTATCTGCTGGTGGTACTTTATCGGTAACGGTAAACTATAACGAACAAATAACGGTTGCAGGTTCGCCTACAATCGCAGTAACCAACTCACAAGCAGGTGGTGGTTCAGCTGCGTCATTAACATTGACGAAATCGGCTGCAACTGCTAACACGGTAACATTTACATTAGTTGTAGGTGCAGGTGGTTCAACTATTAGTGCAGATGATGTACTATCTATTGCGGCTCAGAATGTCGCTTTAGCAGGTGGAACTATTACTGATACGGTTGCTTCAAGTGCTGCTGCTGTCGCTATATCAGCTGCTGCTGGTTCTGGCGCAGGAACAATTACTGCTGTTGCGTAATAGATAATAAGAACAATAAAATTAACAATATTAGGGGATCCTTTGTGGTCCCCTTTTTTATTTGTATAAATAGTATTAATGGTGCGTATATGATGTACGCAGTAGTTTACCACAATTAGTGGAATTATAGGAGAACAAAAATGGCAGACAAGAAAATTACAGCCCTAGATAACCTAGGCACATCATTGGCAGTAGAGGATTTATTTCATATTGTTGATGACCCTTCAAATACACCAATTAATAAAAAGGTAACAGCGAAAGATGTTTTTAATAACATCCCAACTTTTATCGGATTGACATCAACTAGTGAAGCATTAACTTCTACTAGTACAGCGATTAACACAACATCAGCAATTACAGAAGTAGACCAATCTGGCGGTGCAACAGCACTTTCAATGGCAGATGGTACTAACGGAATGATTAAAACAATTATTGCAGTAGGTACTGGTGGTAACGCCATCACTATTACACCAGATAATTTAAGAGGATATTCAACTATCTCTTTAGATGGTGAAGGTGAAACGGTAACTTGTTTATTTAAAAATTCTAAATGGAATGTAATTGCACATAATGGTGCTACACTCGCATAATATTAATTAATTTGAGGAGAAATAATTATGGCTATATCACTTGGCGTAGTTGAGAAAGAATATAATCAACTATTTAAAGAAAGAGAAACACTAACTGAAAGTGTTAACAAACTAGAGAATGAACTAGCAAGTACAAAGTCTCGTTTAAATGCTTTGCACGGTGCAGTACAAGTACTAGAAAAGTTAATGCGAAAAGCAGATAGCGATTTGACATTAAGAGAAGCAGAAAAAGAGTTAACACCCGCTGTAGAGGAACAACCAAATGGATAAAATAACTGAAAAGTCAAATACTTTACAAGAGATTTTAACGGTTAACCCAAACGAGGTTAATACTGAAAATGACCTTAATGAATTTGAAGAAGATTTAGTACCTGGTACTAAAAAAGATAATAAAAAAGAAAAAGAGGAATAAATGAAAACTTTTAAAGAACACATAAAAGAAGACAAGATGGTCGGAACAGCTACATCAAATGCTGCTGAAGATAGTAATATCGGTACAGCAAATTTGAAAGACCCTAATGTACTTAAAAGAGTTAACGCATTTGTTGGTTCGGTTGCAGATATGGAATATATCAAACCACAACAAGCAGTTGATTCATTAAGAGAAAAGTTAATGAGAATTGGTTTAGACATTTCACCTATGAAATTAGAAGGTGACGCTGGAACGGTATCTGGTGAAGTAAAACAATTCGGTGGTACATACGGTAAAACAACTGAAACGAAACCTGAAGATGTAGTAGTAGATAATGGTCCTGGTATTGATAACTTAAAATTAGAAGTTAAGTACGAAACATTGTCTAACGGTTCATCAAAGGTTTACGCTAAATTAAAATAGGCGTAAGTTAATGTTCAAACAGATAACCGATAAGAATTGGTTATTATATGCACAAAAGCATTATGATAATCCGACATTTGAAACTGAAAAAGAATTTTGGGATGATATAAAGAGATTTAAATATCTCAAAAGATTGTTTCGGAAATATGAAACTACGAGCCTATTAAAAATTAGGTTGGTAACAAATCATATTATCGTACTACAAAATGTTTTCGGTACGGATGCCTGTATAACTTTATTGTTATATAAAAATGATACGAAGTATTGGCCAATCCTAAAGTCTGTTTTTAAATACCTAAACTATTTGTATCCGTCGGAACTAAATGAACTGACAGAAGACGAATATGTTAAACAGGAGTTAGAGAAACTATAATGGCAAGTAGAGCAGTAGATTTATTAATAGCTTATAGAGTAATTAAATTATTGGTTACTCCGTTTAAGAACCAAGCAGCGTTTAAAACAGGTATTATAGACGCAGATGGTAAAGTACTTAAACCATATAGACTATTAAAAACAGGTGCAGAAAAATCATCTTACACAATGCTACATAGATTTGTATTCAACTTAAAAAGAATACTAGGTAGAGTAGGATTAGGTGGTAAGATAGGTTCATTTGCTGTTGCATTAGGTTTATTACTAAAAGAAGATAAAGAGTTTGCTTTAGACCAAGGTAAGAACATAGAGAGTACACTTGTTAAGATATTAAAAGAGAAGAACGAATTAGTTTATTCTATGTCTCTTAATGAAGAGTACTTTACAGATTCAACTTTAAAAGTTGGAAGTTATCAATTAAAAGAAGAACTATTTACTGGCGAAGAATTTTTACCTAAAGGTACAGATGTCTTTACTTTAGAAGAACTTACACCTGATTCCACGGTGTTAGGTTTAGATATATATAAGATGAAGTACGGTAAAGATATGCAAGAAATATATGTTCCTGGAGACTATTTAGATGAGCGAAGATAAAAAATTAAAAGAATTTAAAGATGTATGGGAAGCTTGTTGGACAGGTTACAAACAAGTCGGCACTAAAAAGAAAGGTGACCGAGTTGTACCTAATTGTGTTCCAGAAGAAGCGCCTGCTAATGCAGTTGCACACGGTGGAGTATCTATGCCACCTGACGCTGTACAAGATAAGAAAAAAAAGAAAGATGTTCTAACTAGACTTGGTACAAAGATTAAAGAGAACAAAGATAACAATAACGCTGTACTGAATAGTGTATTAGACCAATTAGATAGACTAGATGTTATTGTAGACGAATTAACATACGGTAAAAACGAACCAGAGTTTGTCGTAGGTGAACAAAAAAAATCAATTTTAGAAAAAGCAAAATTAACTGATAGTGCCTTTGGTAGTATCGGTCAAGGTTCTTATGGTTCACTTAACCCAATACCAAGTTTAGGAGATACTCCTCCAGTTAGTGCAACACGACCTAGCAGGAAGATTGGTTTACAAGCCAACAAGGATCCTAGACACGGAATAAAACAAGATAAGAAAACAAAGAACTTAAAAATAGTTAAACGAGAGGATAACAATGAGTAGTTTTAACGGATTATTAGACGCAATATTTTTACCACCAAGAAACTGGGTATTAAATAAAGCGCTAAGGTTTAAATCAGATGATTTAGATAATACAGAAGTAGAAATGTTGAAAGAATGTAGCGTAGATGTTATTGATAATGGAAAAAATACAGCAACAATTACGGTACCAAAAAATTATATAACAGACCTTGCAAGTGTGCCAAGAATATGTTGGGCATTTATTGCTCCATTTGATGTTGCAAGAGCAGCTGTAATACACGACATTTTATACGAAAAAATTAACGGTGCATTTAAAGAAGGTATCATATCTACAAAGAAACAAAGAGAACTATATAGAAGTATAGCAGATAAGATATTCAGACAAGGTATGGAAAATTCAGAACCTTCAGTTCCTAAGTGGAAAATTAAATCTGCTTACTATAGTGTGAGAATGTTTGGTCGTTGGGCAATCAACTCAAGCGCTCCACGAGGTGCAAAACCACAGGCGAAAAAATAATATGTGGTTCTTTTTAATAAAATCTG